GGTAACGCTTCAGTGTGTAATGGTGCACATTGCAAATTACTTATAGGTAGGAGTTAGAGATGCGCTATAGAGAGAATCGCACGGACGTGTCAGTTCCCATTGTTTGTGGGACGCATTGGAAGTGGGCAACGGATGGACCGCCTTTTACGTATTGGTGGCACCCTATTACTACTTCCTACATGACAACGTCGACCGGTTACGATGGTAAAGTCGCTCATAATCAAGAGCGATGCTGGGATCAATTGCACCCAGGACCACCGTATTTAACAGGCGGACCCTTTACAAAGGTCGCCCACTTCACAAACCAATACGAGGTTAAAACCCCCGATAGTGAGTGGAGTGCCGGTACAGATAAGTATGTGGGACACTTTCGGCCATTATATTTGCCGTCGAAGTCGCACAACGCGAAGACGCTTTCGATTTATGAAAGCTCTCTCAGTGATTTAAGCGCAGAAGGACCTTCCGGGTGGAATAAATTCCGCCCAGCCAAGCCGTCAGCTAATCTTGGACAATTTCTTGCAGAGTTGCGAGAAACGCCTCGAATGTTGATGACGACAGCCGATGCCTTCCGTGTTAGATGGAGGGATGTTTACAGGCGGAATTCTGGTAAAAAAGCCCAGAAAGCTGCCGCAAATCATTGGTTGAACACCCAGTTTGGGTGGTTGCCTTTTGTTTCTGACCTGAGGAAATTTATAAAAACCTCGTTTGAGCTCGAAAAACGCATGAAGCGGATTTCGGATCATAATGGAAAGTGGCAAAGGCGTGGAGGGACCATGGTAGAGGAGGACGATGGGCGCATATTTTACACGCGCTCCGGTGCAGGTTTACAACCTATACTCGGAACATCGTACTACAATTACCCCTACGGCAAGACCTCGTATTATGTTCATTATACGAGGAAGGTTTGGTTCAAAGCGAAATTTCGCTATTACCTGAAGGCATTTTCGCCTGAAGCAGGTAAATACGGTCATATAGATCGATTTAATCGGCTATATGGCTTAGAACTGACACCTTCACTTGTCTGGGAACTAATTCCCTGGTCGTGGTTGTCAGATTGGTGTAATACTATGGGCGACTCAATTGCCAATAGTACTGCCATCAATGATGATGACTTAGCGGCTAAGTATGCGTATATTATGGAGACGGTTTCACAACGGATCGATACTACAGGAACAAACTACCTCAAATCTGGGGCAGTTTCCCTGACGGCTTCTTCTACTTTAGAGCGGAAGAAACGTGTCGCTGCTAGCCCGTTCGGTTTTGGACTATCTTTCGGGGATTTTTCACCTCGGAGATTGTCGATATTGGGAGCACTGGGCCTATCTAGGCTCCGGTACTAACTAATATCATTCACCATTTTACTGGGTAGATATATATCGCCCTTAAATAGATGTAAACTTAAAGGAGGCCTACCATGGCTTTAACTGATCCCCAAACTATCACAGTCAACACCGTTGCTAAAACACTCGCTCGGATAAAATCCGACGGGTATCGCTCAGAATACTCTGCGTCTGATGAGGAATTTAAGATGACTGTTAGTCATCAAGAAAACCAAAGCAGAACACGGCGTATGGTTCGCATCGACCAACGTAAGGTCGCTGCAGACCCCTTATCTTCAGTAAATGAATATAAGAATCTGGGTGTTTATCTCGTTATTGACGAACCAGAATTTGGGTTCGACGATACTGAGATCGACTATGTTGTACAGGCCATTGCGGCCTATCTGACTAGTTCTTTGGTTGCCAAAGTCTGCGGCAACGAGCACTAGTTGGGTTTTACTGTGTGGTGCATACTTGATTTATATTGAGTCTGCAAAGTTAACTCCGTGGTTGGACTACTGGCCCCCAAGTTTTGGAGGTAGTATGAAAAGCCACGTAAGAGTTTTCCTTGAGTTGGCTGTCTGCATTTATAAAGATGCAGTGGCCATGTGCACTGAATTACAACTTGAAGAGCGTGATCTGATTAGACTTAGATCACGTGTCGAACACGAAGGTTTATCGTTTCTGACGATAACTCTTCCTAGTCTTGGTAAGGACCTTGACAGGTCTCTATCCAATGGCTGTATCGCCCCAACGGCGTTTCGTAGCTTTACGAAATTCCGGAAGGCCCCCGCATTTTTGCGAGGTTTCTTCGGGCGTGTGTTCGATGTTGATGGGAGGATTTATGACAAACCTGATGTACAGGCTATCGAAGGGATTAGGCAGATTGCTTATTTCCTTAAGAAAGTCAAAGTGCCGTGCAGCAGCAACAGAGTTGCTGCGGCGCTTAAAAAGTTTGTTAAAGATGAGCAAGTTTTTAGGAACCCACTTGCCGACGTGGACACGGATAATTTTGCCCGTGTTGTTAGCCTTATTTGGCCTCGTTTACTGTTTGGCAACGAACTATTTGCCTTCAACAGTACCGTACCTAAACATGGTCCGGGAGCTACTGCCGACAAACTAAGCGGAAATGCGAAGTTTTGTCAGCGGATTTGGCACGATAGGCTTGAACCCTTTTTTCCTTTGCTTGATACCGCGTTTGTTAATTCAAATGCGGTTGATAGCGAAGAGTTCAAGCGTCTTTCTATCGTTGCTTTGGACGATGAGCAACCCGTGAGGGTTATCACTGTACCAAAGACCCTAAAGACACCCCGTATTATTGCGATTGAGCCTACCTGTATGCAATATTCACAACAGGCGGTCTCTCGAGCCCTTGTAAAAGGTATCGAAAATTACGATCTAACAGCCGGTCATATAAATTTTTCTGACCAGCAAGTAAATCGCGATTTGGCAATTAGTTCCTCTGCTGATGGTATGTTTGCAACTATAGACATGTCAGCAGCTAGCGACCTCGTACCCTACGAGTTAGCTTTAAGCATGTTCAATTCGAATCCAGATTTGAAGGGTTCAATTGACGCGTGTAGAACGAGGAAGGCGCAGATGCCAGATGGGAGTATTATACCCCTGTCTAAATTTGCGTCTATGGGTAGTGCCTTGTGCTTTCCTGTTGAAGCCATGTACTTTTACACGATATGTGTAGTGGCTTTGCTCGAAAAGTACAACCTTTCATATACTAGTCCCTCAATTCAGAGGGTTGCAAAACTAGTATACGTCTATGGTGATGATATTATTGTCCCCACAGACTGTTCAGTTGTTGTTATGAGTTACCTGCAAAAGTACTATTGCAGAGTGAATACCGACAAAAGCTTTTTTCGGGGTCAATTCCGGGAATCGTGCGGTATGGATGCGTTTGCTGGTAAGAAGGTTACACCTACTTACGTACGCGAAACGCCTCCCGATAACAATCGGAACGCAGGCCAACTTGTTAGTTGGACAGCAACAGCAAATCTCCTTAATTTTAGGGGGTTTCAGTTGTCTTCTGCCTACATGTTTAAACGTGTAGAGCGGCTTCTGGGTCTTCTACCAGTCGTAACTAGCAGATGTTCTGGGCTAGGTAAATCGTTGCTTCAAGATGATGGCGTACCTAAATTTTCTTCGTATAACAAGAAGAAGGTAAGGTTTAACACCAACGAACAGGCTTTAGAAATCAAGGCCTGGGTCGTCTCCCCCGTGAAAGCGGTCGACAATCTAAACGGTTACCCTGCACTTTTGAAGTGTCTTTTGATGCTCGAAGCTCTAGAACCGGACCGTATTTCTGACCGCGACTATTTGTCCATGGTGAGGGGTTTTTCTCCTCGTCATTTTGACAATAACCGCAGGTCCGCGGTATCTATAACTACAGGATACTTAGCGAAACGGTCCCGGCTCGAAAAGCAATCGGCTGACAAAGGGTTAAAAAATGTTAATGGCCCTCGGCCAGAGACACACTTGGAAGTTTCTGAACGGCGCGGCGTCGTCACACTAAAAAGCCGATGGGTCCGACCGTAGCAATACGGTCGG